GAACATTTCATGAGGACCATTAGTCACGCCCCTTGGTGCTAACAAGACGCAACTGCACATTCAGGCATGTGCTTGCCATACTACATTGGACTTTAAACCAAGCCGTCTAGATTACTAACTCCCCAGCGTTCGGCCGACGGACGTTTGGTACCTCGCCCCATGTAAAGGCGGTGCATGTGTGGAATCTCTTGTGGTGTTTGGGTTCAGCTTACGACTTACAACACAGGGCGCGCCTACCTACCTGCCACCGAATGAAACCATCATTATGACCCCATAGTGCAAATATGAATTCATACACTTTCTGTTATTTTCTAATAATGCAGTACATAATATACAACAAACTATGTTTATTTTGAATAACCCCCAGAAACTTGGGGTTGACTAAGCGGCTGGGATTGTCACACCCATCTAGCGCTCTGACCACTATTATCGGCTTACGCCAGCATAGCTGCTCACTCACAGGGGCGGGTGCGTGAGACCCGACTTTCGTTGTTGCCCCAATTCCCCATCTAATATGGGAAACTACTACCTGAAACGGTAGGTACCTGGACCATACGAACTGCTACCGTAGTGGCCCCGGTAATTGTACCAAAAGAAGGCGAGAATGTCGCGTTCAAAGCAGGGTTGGTGATACTGATGTACGTCTGGAACATTGTGTATGACGTACCATCACCAGTAAAATTGGACCAGTTACTGGCATTGTAAGAATTTCCAATACCAGCCACACAATTGGACAGGGTCGCCCCGGACAACCATGTGTTGTTAGTAGAAACAGATACTGCAGTGCCAAAACTTATGGTCAACAACCATGTGCCAAGCATGTTTTGCGGTAGATAAATGGTATTACTACTAAAGTAAATACCAATGCTATCGTAATTCTTGATAATCGAATTAGGAAAAGGGGACCCACCAGTGGGGGAACCCGTAGCATAATATGATGCAAAACTGCCGGCAGAATCGAGGGCCGAACTGAGCTGCGGTTTGCGCAACTCAACCTCATACGTAACCCAGAGCTCACCGATGTCAACAGAGGATGCCTGCATGCCAACGGTAGCTAGATTGAAGGTGCCAAGGTCATACGTCTTGGGATCTTCACCGGCTGGTACAGCGCCGGTACGAATATACTGAACATTAAACGGGTTTTCCTTGGGATTACACTCAATTGGATGACAAAAACACTCACTAGGCTTAGCGTCTGTAGAGAAGTACTCATTAAGCATTTGCTGCTTATCAATGAAAGGCGTGGCGGTCGAACGATACGTGGTGGCCATCATAACCGAACCAAGTGCCGTATTACTACTGGCAACCACGTCGCCACTAGTCGAAACAAACTCATAAACCATGCCCTTCCATGTATACTCCTGATACTGCTGAGCAATACCAGACAACCACGGAAAAGAACCCGCAAGACCCGGGTTAAGAGCGTAGGACAGACCAACATTGAAGGAAGTACTAGACGCCACATCAGAGATAAACTCACGATGACGAACAACAACAGACTGACCGTTACGATGCATATTAGGTATATCACCAGATGTACGAAAACGGTTAACCAAGGAATTAGACGTGACGACATAGTCGCCCTGTCCAAGAAACCGGGACATAGAAGCCCCGAGACCGGACCCTAATGCAGCTCCGGTGGAGGGATGACCAACCATTCCTCCAAGATAGCCACCACCTAGCCCTCCCAGCGCACGGAGGGCTCGCCCAATCACTGTGGGCGTGGTAGCTTTTGATTTGCGCTTAACAATAACAACTCGCTTAGACTTAGACTTATTACTCATACGTTTGACCATTTTGGGACTGGGTCAATTACAACTATCGCGTGGGAATTCAATGTATGTCGTATTTTGATTCTGCACCGCTGAGATCTCTCTTACCTCGCCATGCTGCAGCTTGTACTCGTCGTAGTACCTTTCCAATTCTAGCTGCACACATGGGGTGACCCCAGTGGCTATCCAGAAGCTATACCTCTCGTAAGCTCCTATCTCTCGTACATCGTAGCTGAGCGTGCCCATACGCTCACATTGTCCACTGTTCTTGTATATACTCTGTATGTAGCCACGAGAGGGCTTACGACCTAAACCTAACCGACGAAACGCACGGTAAAAAGACTGCATTACAGGTACACCAGTGGATAAACTACCACCACACATGCCAACTGCGGCGAACCACAACTCAATCTCGCGGCGTGTCCGGATTGGAACCAGACACATTGAGTCCTTGATTAACACAGTTGGCAAGGAACGGCACATCACGTACTCACGGCCGTTCCACACAGGATGTGACTGACAAAACTCGACGGCTTCAAACTCATCAACGGTTGGCTCAACATCCATACGAAAACCTTTTGTGCAAAACCAATCTTCCAATCCCCCAACGAATTTTGAC